CAGATAGACCTCGTGCAGCGTGATGGTCAGGCTGCGGTTGGCGTCGATGGTGAAGGCCAGCGCGAACTCCGCCGAGGTGCCAGCCTGCGCCTGCGCGAGCAGCGTGGTGTTCTCGAAGCGCACGGTGATCTGGCCGGTGCAACGGGCGATGCCCGGGTCCACCCCCTCGACGCGGCGATCGGCGCGGATGGTCCGCACCGCCTCCATGCCGTTGGCATAGGTGAGTCGCGCGCCGGTGACCTGCGCCAGCGCCGAACCGCTGCGGGTGATGGACCCCTGCGCCTTGTTGAAGGCGGTGTAGGCGGCACTGGTCGGCGTGCCACCCGAGGTCGTACCCGTGCGGGCCGAGCCTTGACCCAGCAGCCCGAAGGTCGCGGTGGCGGCGCCGGTCGGCGTGAAGTCCATCTCCAGCGTGTCGGCCCGCACGCCCGTGCACACGTCGAAGGACGGCACATCGGGATAGCCGATCTCCATCGCATTGCTCGGCAGCGAGGCCGCGCCCGAGGCGAAGGTGTGGATGAAGTTTGTCGTGCCGGTGGTGGTCGGCGCGCCGAGCAGCAGCCGCAGCCAGTGGCCGATGTTGATCAGGTCCACCGGCACCACCGCCTGGCCGGCGACCGTGACCGTGTCCAGGAAGGGCGCGGCCGGATCGCGATTGCTGCCCACGCCGATGACGTCGGCATCGAGCAGCGGCTGCTCGGCGCCGAGATCGCAGGACAGGAACGGCATGCGTCGCCAGTTGCCGCCAGGCGCCGTGCCGTAGGTGGATTCGGGAAAGGTCAGCAGGCGGCAATTCGCGCCAATGGCACGGGGCATGGGCGTTCTCCTGGAGAGGGATCAGGCCAGCGGCGAGCCGGCGACGGTGAACCAGAGCGTGACGGGGATGGCGGCGGCGCGGGCCGCGGCGGCCCCCTCGAACTCGACATCCTCGAAGGACGCGCCACCGGGCTGCGCCCATTCGACGGCGCCGCCGAGGGTGCGGTTGGCGGTAATGGCCGCGGCGACATCGACCAGCAGCGCGTCGAGCAAGGCGTTGCGCACAGCGGGTGTGGCGCCGGCGACGGTAATCTCGACCTCGGCGCGATGTTCGATCTGCCAGGCGAGCGGGGAAAGGATCGGCGTTTCTTCCACCGCCTCGCCGTCGCGGACAACCACCAGGCCACCGGGCGGGATGCGCTGCGGGATGGTCTCGCCCCGCAGCACGATCGGCGCTGGGTCCCGCAACGCCAGCGACGTGACGAGCCGGCTCTGTAGGGCGGCGATGGCGGTCTCGCGCGCGCTCATGCCCAGCCCAGCATCGATGCGAAGAAGCGCCCGGCGACCCAGGTGAGCGCCAGACCAATCGGAACGGCGGCCCAGGACAGCACCACCAGCGTCAGCAGCAGCAGGAGACGTGCGCGCATGGTCATGCTGCCCTCCCGCTCTCGCGTTCCCATGCCGCCACGAAACGCGCCGGCAGGCGGCGGAGCCCGCGCTCGGCGGCACCGCGCACGTCGAGCCGCTTGGCGAGCTTCACCTGGGGCAGGAGGAGGAACATCGGCACCATTCCCTGTTCCAGCAGGCCGCGCGCCCAGGCCTCGCGCCCCTTGCGGTTGGCCGTGCCGACCTCGGCGACGCCACCCGCAACGAGCCGCGTCCTGCGCCGCCGCCCGGTCTGCTCGCCTTGGCGTAGCGGCAGGCACCACACGAAGCCCCGGCCCGACTGGAAGGGCCGGAGAAAGGCCTGGCCCGAGGCGACCATCTGCGCCGGCGTCACCCGCATGCCCTTCTCACCCCGACCACGCCGTCCCCGGGCCGCATTGAAGCCGGTCGGGATGGCGAGGAACTTGCCGCCACCCTTGGCGCGGATCAGCGCACCCCGCTCGAAGGCGTCGATGACATTCGGCACCTTGGTGAAGACCAGCCCCGCGGGCCGCAGCGACTGCCCGGACCGAGGGAAGATCATCGACCGCCAGGCATTGGCGATACCGCGCGCGTTGCCCGAGAAGGCGGTCGTCACCTGCCTGCGGAGTTCGGCCTTCACCTGCTCCGTCTCGGCGCGGATGGCGGTCATGGCTGCGCGCTCGCCGGCGCGCACCTCATCGGCCAGCACCTTGCGCAGATCGCCGACGATGGCGGCGCCGAGGCGCATGGATCAGCGCCCGCCAAATTTGCGGCTGAGGATCCGCAGCAGAAGGTCGTGCAGCGCGGCATAGCCCAGCGTGCCGGCTAGCCACGCCACGGCGAACAGCCACCAGCCGTCGAGCTCGAAGGCATGCGCGATCAGCCAGGCGCCGGTGCCGAGGCTGCCGCCCGCCAGCGCGTGCAGCAGATAGGCGCGGGTCAGCAGCGGTCGGTCGGTGGAGGAGAAGCGCGCCATCGCCCCGAGCCCACCCAGGGCGCCGGCGAGCAGCGCCTCGCCGACGATGCCGCCGATGCGTTCGGGGTCGATCATGGCGGTGCTCCTATCGGCGGCAGAAGACGCGCCAGGCGATGCCGGCGGCGTCGCGCTCGGCGTGCTGGACGGTCAGGGTGTCGGCGCCGAGCGTGAAGGTGTCGTCCGCATCCACGGCGGGCAGCACGGCGATGGCGACGGTCAGCACGTCGCTGGCCTGGATGACGCTGGTGCCGAAGGCATCGCCGAGCCGATCCGGCGCCGAGCGCACCACGCGGAGCAGGACCGGTGCTCCGGTCCCGCCCGCGCGATAGCTCGCATCCGCGCCGATGTTCGGATCCGCGGCCAGCGCGTCCATGGCCGCAGCGAAGGCACTCATGCTGGCTGCCGCAGCCGCCAGGCGAGAACGCCGACCACCGCCGCGACGATGACCGCGATGGCGACGGCGGGCGCCAGCGTGCCCAGCACCTGGATGGCGGGTGCGGCCTGCGCCACGGCGGTGGCGATGCCCGCGGCACCCACCAGCACCGCGCCACGCCCGGTGCCGGTGACGGCGGCGACCTCCCGCAGCGTCACGGGCGCGGCCGGAGGTACGCCCGCGAAGGTCAGCGCGCGATCGATCACCGCGGCCGGATAGCTCAGCCCCGCGCATTCATGATGGATGATCGCCTCCACCAGCGGGCGGAGGTGATCGTGCCGATGCAGGTCGATGGTATCATCCGGCCCGACGCCGATCCGCCGTGCCACCACCGCCACATAGGCCGCGGTGTCATTCTCCACCTTGGGCGCCCAGCGCTCGATGATCGCGCGCGGCGTCCGCAGCTTGTGCCGGTCCTGGTAGGTGACCAGCAGCGCAGCGAGCGCCCGGATGCCGAATTCATGGCTGGTGAAGCGGCAGAAGCGCCCATCCGACGGCGGCTCGTCGAGGCCCTGCCATTTGTTGACCGGGACGTGCTCGATGTTCCCCGGGTTGCGGTTGCGATAGCCCCGCGTGGCCTTCGGATCGATGCTCACGTGCCGATCGCCGGCACGCGGTTGAGCCACACCCGGACCGTGGTGTCCGCGGCCAGCGCCGCCAGGCTGGCGATGCCCACCTGGAAATTGCCGGTCGCCGTGGTGGTGATGCGCCGGTTGGTGTTGTCCCAGAAGACGCGGGCGCCGGCGGTGATGGCGAGCGCCGGCTCCTTCGTGATGTCGAACACGCCCTGGGTGGCGGCCTCGATGATGGCGTTCTGCGCGCCATCGACGGCGGCCACACCGAACAGCGCGCCGACCAGGACGCCCTGGCCGGAGAGGATGCCGCCCGCATAGGGAACGGCGATGGCCAGGCTGTTGCCCGGCTGGACATAGTTGCGCATGGGGATGGGGTCTCCAGAAACGCAGAAGGCGCCCGGTGGGGCGCCCTCTGCATGGGTTCACGATGGAAGGAAGGAAGCCGGGATCAGGTCCCCGGATTGAACCAGGCGCCGCGCCAGTCGATGGCGCCGACGCCGAAGTCGAAGATCACGCTGACCTCGACGCCATCCACGCCCTGGACATTGCCCGTGGTGACCTGCGGCCCCTCGGCGCCGTTGAGGTAGCCGTAGACGTAGACCGGCGCCGCCATCGGATCCGAGAACAGGTACCAGCGGTTGGCGGGGATCAGCGGCTCGACCAGCGGCTGCACGAAGCCGGCATAGACGTTGGCGTTGCTGGTCTGCGTCGCCTGCACCGAGACGGTGAGCTGCCGCGCGGCGAGCTCCTGGTTCGGCCCGACCAGCAGGCGCATCTGCGCGCCGACGGCGATGGGCAGGCCGTCGAGGGTCTTCTGGCGCATGACCGCGGCACGGCCGATGGCCAGGTTCGGCAGGTCGAGCGCGGTGCCGGCACCCGCCTTGTTGGCCCGCGCCGCCGCCGTGCCGAACACCGCCGCGGCGCCAGTGGTGAGCGTGGGGCCGTCGCCGCTGGCGGTGTTCACCAGGGCGTAGGCCGTCGCGTTCTCGAAGTCGGCGACGCGCCGGCCGATCATGCTGGCGAAGTCGGTGAAGGCGCCGAGGTCATCGTTGACCAGCATCTGCCGCGTGACGCGGATGCGCCGGGCGAAGGTCTGCAGGAACACGAGCTCCTGGCTCTCGGACATGGTGCCGGCCTGGACCTCACCATTCTCCGACAGCGGCAGCAGCGTCGGGAAGTCGCCGACGCGGAGATGGCGGTGCGGCTTGAAGTCGCGGAAGTCGCGGCGGAGGAACAGCGTGCGGTAGGTGGGTGCCGCCGGCGCATAGGCCGCGAGCAGCATCTTGTTGGCGGCGGCCGAGAGCAGCGCGGGGAAGTCGCTGGTGGTGTGAAAGGCGCGCTCGGCGAGGATGGTCGGGTTGCGCGGCACGTTGCGCTCGCCGCGGGCGCGCAGCAGCTCGCCGATCATGTCGGAGGGCCGCCAGCCCAGGAACTCGGTGTGGCGGCCGGCGCCAGGGCCCGTGCTGGGCGCCTGGT